GCTCACCTTGTCCTTCCCATCCTTCAACATTATTGACATATGCTCGGATAGCTTTCGCTGATTCAAATTTTCCATCCGAGTCTTCTTCAAAGACTGAATCTTTGTTGACAATAGTTCTCGGAACATAGTAAATGTCTTGCCCATAAATCTCGATACTTTCTACTACTAGATTTTCAATAAATTTTTGTTCTTGTGAGGATGCGTTTGCTTTTAAACGTCCTGCATTAGAATAATCTGACTGAACGTAATCCTGAGCTGGTGTGTTCTTAATTGCCATTTTATCCTATTAGATCTAGTGGTGGTATTTCATAACGATCACGGATATCTTTTTCAAGATCTTCCTTGAATTTACTTGCGTCTTCAAGGATTTGACGACCGTTAAGAGTCACTCCACCTAACATTTGAATACCATCATACTTACTGAGGTTTCTACCCCACTGTTGTTGGAATAGTGCCTCAACATAATCCTTTAACCAGTTGTCATTGAACATGTCAGTAAAGGTTGTAGGATCTTGACGCATAGTCATGTCTACCATTATATAGTCTCCAACTGTAAGATCATCCCAGTCGAAGTCCAAATAAAGTCTGTTTGAATGTTCATTCCATTTAACTCTTCTATTTGCTTGAGAGTTAGTCACGAAGTCAAGAGTCTCTAAGTATTGAGATGTTAGGAAGTAATGTAATATCTGTCCATGTGTCATGGAGTAGATATCATTTAAGAATATTTGATATTTAATATTGAAAATATTACCAGGTACTATGCTTGATGCACCTATGTTTGTATATACATGATTGATACCTAAAGTACCAGGTGGTGTAGAAACATAATTATCTTGTCCATACCAAGGAGTTGATCCTTCTTGAGTAAATCCTTTTGCTTGTGTCTTAATAGCATCAGTGACCTCTATTCTCATGAAGGTTTGAAAACTACCATTGTAATGGTATTCTTGATAGTAATCTATTGCTTCTTCTACCAAATCATCCAGCTGCTCAGTGGCAACGTTAATGTCTATCGTAGGAAATCCTAATCTACGAAGAGCATAGTCTTTTAATTCTGTTTTACTTGCAGGTCTTGTAGCAGACATAGTTTATTAACCGAATGAACTGATAGTTAAGTTAGTTACATCATTAGCACCAACTGTTTCTCCTTTCTTGAAGAATCCAGATACATTATCAACTGTGACAGATGTAGAATCCATAGCTGTTATAACTCCCGAACTGTTGGAAGTTGTTCCAGTCAGTGTTGCTCCAATCTCCATAGTTGTGATGTCGGATAGACTGAAGGTAGCATTAGTGAATACAGTTGCAACGTTAACAGTTGCGTTAGTAAAGATTGTAGCAATGTCAATTGTAGCTCCATTTCCGTGAATCTCTGATACTGGGATTGTACATCCATTTCCGTGTATGGCAGATACTGGGATTGTGCATCCATTACCATGAATTGCTGTTGCATCGAATGTAAGAGCAGCACCACCGCCACCACCAAGTTGAGCATCAGCAATTGTGATTGTCTCATTAACAATGAAACC